TATGTGTAAATCAAATTCTAAAAAAAATACTTTAAATTATTTTAATTAGAATTTGATTTACACATAACAACATTACCATTTCTAATAACCATTGGTGTTTTTTTATTTGATTTTTTTTTGGAATATTTTTTTTTTCTACCCTTATATGCATTGCCATTTGAGTTTGAGTTTGAACTTGACATTGACCGAGACCTTGACCTTGACCTTGTCCTTAAAGGTACATTCTCAAGGCTGACATTACTACTATTATTATTACTCATATCAAATTTTGTTATTTGAAATCCTACATCTAATGAACCAAATAATCCATCCGGTTCAACTTCCCATCCATGTTTTAATAATTCATTTTCAACATCTTCTCTTATCATTGGTATACCATCTGGATGTTCTAGTAACCATTCGGTCATAATAGTCCAACCCTTCTTTCCATTAACTATTGTATGACTATATTCATCTTCAAGTGGATCAATAGTTTCAAAATCATTTACAAAAAAACTGTCTTGACTATCATTTCTTGATAACCAAGTTCTGTTACCATTATTTTGATCGCGTAAATATTTCTTTACTTGTTGTCTAGTCCAAGCATTTGCTAATGCCCCGCCCTTTTTTTTTTTAGATAATCTTCTTTTAACCATTTATATTAATTTAAAAGAAAATAAATTTATAATTAATCAATTAAATCTAAGAAACCTTTTAGAAATCTGAAATTTATATTAAATTATTTAAACAATGATGATACTTTTTCTTTCAGTTTATCAAATTCTTTATTTTTAGTTTCAATTAAAGTTTTGGACTTAGAAATCTCTATTTTCAGTGTTTCAATTTGTTCATTTTTTTCATCTATTTGTTTTAAGAGAATTTCTTGGTATTGATCATTAATTGGCTGTTTAGATGTTTTAATATTACTAATTATTTCTTCCATTGAAGATTTAGTAATAATATGTTGTTCTTTTTCAGTTTCAATATTTTTTTCTAACTCTTTAATATTAGAATCATATTCTTCAATTTTTAATTTTAAATCACGAATACTTTCATTATTAATACTGTTTTCTTTTCTCTCAATTACAAGTTTTTGTTGACTTTCTATTTGCTTATCAATAATAGTGCTATTAGTTATTTTTAATTCTTCCATTTTTAAATTTTGTTTATCTAGTTCGGACTTCATATTACTAATAGTGTCTTCCATTTTTCTAAATTTAGTTTTTATTTCACTTGACTCAAGATTTATAGTTTTTAATTTAATAATTTCTTTTTGTAGAAGACTTGTTTTATCAATTTCTTGATGTAATTGTGTATTTAATTCTTCTAACAAAGAATTGTATTCTGATAATTTAATGGTTGAACTATGTTCATTATCAATAAATTGCGTCCGTTCACTTCTAAGATATTCTATTTCTTCTTTTTGTTTAGAATTACATATTTCTAACTCACGTATACGTTGCGATTGTGCGAAAATCTTTTTCTCGTCATCCATACTATCTTCATTTGTTATATTAGATTTAGAAGCAGATGGACATAAGTTCTCCAATTTTTCTGATAAAATTTGAAATTGGGAAAAGAATGATTGTTTTTCATCATAGTGATAAAACTTAAGTAGATTATGAAATAATGTCTTATATTCAATTCGTTTATCTTTACTATTATCATAACTAGGATAAGATTCAACAAAGGTTTTCATTAGAGTATAATCTTCTAAATCTTCTGGACAAGTTGAATTAAACATTAATGGCCTTTGTCCACTTGGATCTTTATAATTATGATACAAGTTTAATTTATCTTGGTTAATAAAGAACGAATACAATGGAAATTTTGAATAATTACAAACTAAATAGGTTTTCAATTTAGGAATATAAATATTAAGATAATCATCAATCCAAATTTCTAACTGAGTGGTCTCTTTTTTAATATTAATATTTTTGTCATTAAAAATATGGTTTCTAAAATTAATATCATAACTATTGCAACCACAAAAACTGTTACAGTTACAGTTTTTCTTTGAAAATGCCGTTGTAGACTGGTGTGATTCAATACTAATACCAGTTTTATCAGAAATATATGTTCTATTTTTAAAAGATCGTGTATCTTCCTTGCCTCTCAAATAAGTCACAGGATTTCCATTATGCAATTTGACATTAAAATCATGTTCCATTAGAACCCCTGAAAATAATTGTTTCGCTACAATATGTTTATCTGGAAGACTAATAGCATCAAGGTAATCATTTTTATTAATATCATATACATAATCAATAATACTATCTTCTAATGGATTTGATTCAAGTTCATTTCTAAACGCATTAAAATCTGTAAAGGAATGTTCCATGAAATCATCTAAATTTGTGTTTAATGTTTGTGTAACTCCTGATTTTTTATTTAGTTGTGATAATAACTCACCAAATGTCTGCTTATGTTCATCTAAAGCAGAATTTGTTTTATCGTAAAAATTAAGGATTTGTTCTTTATGATTGCTAAAAGTCATAGTTAATAGTATATTAACAATTGTATTGAAAATACAATAAAAAATATTAAATCAATTTTAAAATCTTTAAATAGATTATTTTGTCTAAACTTTTTCTTAAAAGTTTAAAGAATTAACACCTAGTTTATACTAAATGAATACAAAGGAATTAATGGATAAATATTGTGATTTAGTTTGGTTAGCACGTAAAAAGCCTGAAGATTTTGAAAATCCTATTATTAAATTACAAATAGATAAAGTGTGTAATAAATACCCTGAAGAATCGCAACAATTATTAGATGGTGAAAATACCAATTGGGAACATGGGTTTAATTCGGGCATGTTGGCATGTTTACGATTAGTTAGTTGTGCACGAATTTATCCTGAAAATATGGAAGAATTTCCTTTTTTAGATACTTAACTACCTGTACCATATTCAATAATACCTTTACTATTAACTTCCAATGATTCTAAAAAACAATGGTTGCAGTCTAAAGTAAAATCTTGCTTTATTAATTCATTAATAATGTATCTACATGTCATAGGTTTGTTAGATTTAATTATAAATGTTTTTGTTGGACGTGGTGATGTATCATAACAATAACAATCAAATGTTTGAATTAATGTGACTTTCTTTTTGGTTGTAACTACTTTATTTAAATCATTAAAATCTATACACATAGAAAACTTGACATTTGGGAATAGTTCATCTATTATTTTTTGTTGGAATTCAAAAATTCTAAAATCTTTTTCTTCATCGTTATATGTTTTATTTAAAAACATTCCAGTTAATCCTTCTAATGTTGTTTCCATTTTAGTTATATTTTTTTCTATATCATCCAAATCAGTATAGAGTTGGTTAAACGTAGGATCATATATTTCATCATGATCACAATTATTTACTTTATTATCACGATTTATTTTGTTTTTTTTAGTATTTCTTTCACGTATTTCATCTAAAGTCATAGACGCACTTTCATACGCATTATTTCCTCCAAATGATTTAGTATCCGTTTCATCAAAATATAAAATATCAAAAATTTTAGTATTATCACTATTAACAATAGTTGTGTGGTACTCACTACTTTTCGGTCTCCATTTTTCATTAGGCATTACAATGTTAGCCAATGTTAAACAAAAAGTAGGATTCCACCAATGACAACCACCCCACAAACAATATGAATCCATATGTGTTTTTTTATAATTATTAATAAACGGTTCTAAAATAGGATTTAAATAGTCTTCGTGATATTCTTCATATTCTAAGTCATGATCTGTATTTTTTTGTTTTTCTTCATCATAATTATCCCAAGAAAAATGTTTTATCATATTATGTCGTTCTAACTTATCTATTAGTTCATTCTCCCAATCCAATTCTATATCTGAACAACGAGTGCAATAATCAGATGGAGAACTATTTTTATTTAAATCACAGTTGCCATGTATATTATTTAAATAATCATATATATTTTGATATGATCTAAAATCAACATCTGGATTAATTTTATTATTCATATATCCTAAGATTCCTTTTTTAATGGCATTCTTTACTTTTTTAGTATTTAATAGAGGAACAATAATATCATACCAATTTTCTTTAAAATTATAATTATTAGGCATTATTTATACTAATACAAATAATCTTTAAACAAACTTTAAAAAAGTTTTAACAAAAATATAAAATAAGCTTTTAGAAAAAGGTTTACAAAACATAAAATACTTTTAGAAAAAGGTTTAACAAAACATAACTTAAACATACACTACAATATCGATTGATATAATGTGTCTAAAAGAGAAACAATTATGAAAAAGTTTAACTACAATACTATAGCACTTAATACCTATTTATACACATGTAATACAAAATTGAAAACATTTTTATTAAGAGATATTATGTAATCTTCCCAAAGATAGACAATGTCTGAAGCTAAACATAACAAAAAGTTTAAAGTAAATAAACCATCAGTTGAACCAGTTGTGAAAGATGTTGAAATAACCGAATTAGATGAACCAGCTAAAAAATTTGTGGTTGAATCAGCTAAAGAAGTTGTTGAACCACTTCTACAAAAGCAAATGGACAAGATTGAACCATTCAAACTGGATTTTAAAGATATTCGTTATGTTAGACAACGCAATAATAATAGAACTGTATATCAAAGTATAATAAAAGGCGATATAAATGAATTTAAAAAACATATTAACCATTCAGAACTTGAACGACAACTTAAAGAATTGGAATGGTCATTTGAAAAATACTGGGGACATCTGAGGGAAGACATTAAAACTGGTGGACGTGCTTGGTTTGCATCTCGCAAACTTTCCAAATGTTCATCAAGACAATGTAGTAAAGATGAAACTGAACAACTTAGAACCTGTAATTTCACCACACAGAAATATGGAATTAATATCTCAAATTTGTCAGCTACAGCATATAGACCAACAAATGATGGTAGAATTATATCAGGCGATGAAATAAAAAAAAATAAAATACCAATTAATATTTGTCATAAATCTTTTGATGGTAAGATTGATGGTAATCTGAGTGGTTTTATTTCATCTAAAATATCATTTGGTGGAGGTGGCCATCAAGATAATGTATTTAGAGAACAAGATAGTTATGCCGATTGGTGGAGTAAATATAAACATGGTACAAATGAAATATTGGTACTTCTAATTGATACTGATTTACAAGAACAATTTGAAACACATAAAAAAAAGTATAATCAATTTAACAATATTTGTTGGTTTAATCATATAGAATTTCAACAATATATAATTGATAGATTTCATAATGTTGAAAGTAAATAATTTACTATATCAAATGCTAATTTAAATGATATTCTTTTTCTAGCAATACTATTACTTTCTCTATAATTAGTAAGAAATAATGAATTATATTTTTCTCTCTGTTCATTCAAATATATATTGAATTTTTCTACTATATTTTTTTGTTTTTCTAATGAAATTTCAGGTGTTATAATTAAAGTAGCATAAGAACGTGCTGTTAAATTAGGTGTATTATCAATATATCTATCTGTATTTTCAACAATAGATAATCCTATTTTACTATTAATATTATCATCAATACATTTTAATAAAATATTAGTTAGTCCTTTACTTTTATTGTTTATATGTGTAGCTCTTTCAACATTAATTTTTTTATTTTTAGAAAGATTATAAATTTCTCCACCAATAATAAAATTATTTGCTTTATTAAGACAAATATTAATTGTTTTTTTTAAAGGATAAATAGTACAACTTATCATTGGACTTTTTTTTTTTTTTTTGGATTCAAATATGAAACTACATGTAGTATATGATGTATCATCAAATACTCTTTCTTCAAATATATTCATATGAATTACATTAAATTTTTCCAAAAATATTTCTCGTAATTTAATATCATTAATTCTTATTGAACACCAAAAATTTAATGGAATAATTAAAATACCACCTTGAATATTTGTATTTATAATGCTTTTTATAAAACATTTATATAAATCATTCTCGTTATATAAATCAAATATACTTTTATCTTTTGATTTATTTCTTGCTAAAAATGGAGGATTTGTAAGAACAAATTTATTATCATATAATGGTGGATTTTTTAGTGTATCCCTTTTATTTATAAATTCTTTTTTTGGATCAATATCATAACATTCATTTTTTATATTTTTATTTTGTATAAAATTAATCAAATCGCCTTCTCCTGCAAAGGGTTCAACAACTGTTTTTATATATTCTGGAATTTTTAAATTTTGAAGGATATATTTATAATTTGTTGTATAAAATTGTCCTAAGTTGGTCTTTTTATTACTAGTTTTAGACATTATTTATTTATAATTTATAAATATATTTTAAAATCAATTTTTAAATAATAACAAATACTTTTTATCAAAAAGTAAAATCAAAAATAAATAATAGTCTTCTTTGATCCAAGCTTTCTTCCTAAGAAATCTTAAAGAAATCTGTTATCTCACGAGCTTTATTTTTTCTGTTTTCGGCAACTCTAAGAACTTCGCCAAATACTATATCACATCCATCTTTAAATCTCAAATCATTTATTTTATTTCTAGCTTTTTTAGGTTCTAATGTATTCAGTAATGATTTATATTTTGTATCATAATAATCTTCGGCATATTTAAAACCATCTAATTTTTCAACGATTAATGAATAAATTTGACCAACTGGTTTCATAATCTGATTTGTTATATAAAATTTATAATCTGGTTTCAACTTATTATCTCTAATAAAGTCTGGGTGTTCTATCCTATCACCTTGTAGAACCTTAGCATTTTTAATTTCTTTTACTTCTATATAGGCATATGGAATCCTATCATTTGAACTTGGTTTATTACCAGGATCTCTAACTCCCATTCTATCAGCTAAGACTTTATGAGCAATAGATTCAGGATTTTTATAATAACCTCTAAGACTTTTTGTTACAACAAGCATTTCCATACCAAATTTACCATCAAGTAATTTAAATAATTCAGTTTTAAGAAATTTTATTGACAGTTCCAAATTCTTTTGGTTCATTAATATATCTATAACTCCTCCATATACATGTTTAACAATATCAGCATTATCTCGTCTTTAAACATGAATACCCATACTAGTTTGTTTGTAATCATTTTCTCCAGTTTTAAATTCATATTTATTTCCAATATATCTCTTCTTTGAAAATAAGATAAACGGCCAAAATGTTTTTTCATACTCTAATTTATGTGGTGCTTTCAAGAATGGTTGAATATATTTTTCAGCTTGAACACCCATTTCAATAGATTTAATTAAACTTGGTTTATTTTTTAAACTTTTTCCATCTTCATTCTTAGGATTAAAGTTAATAAATATACTATCCGTATCACCGTACACCACCTCCGCTCCATCAAAATGTTCTTCAACCTTATCTTTTGCTAAATACAATAATTTTCGCCCAGTAGCAGTTGTAGAAGCAGCAATATCTTTTAGGAAAATTTGACTTGTAGAAGCACCTAATTGACCATACAAAGAATTTGCAGTCATTTTGAATGCTAACTGAAGTCCATCAAAAACGGATTTTTCAAATTCATTATAAGTATCTTTAATAGATTTAACCAATTTTTTATCATATTTTTCTGAATCACCATTTACTTGTGTCAAAGTATAAATATCATCTTTTTCATCTAACAATCCTGATTTTGATTCCATAGAATCAACATTAAATTCCAATGTTTTAAATTTAATGAGTTTCCTAGTATTTTTACGCGCTTTTAATAATTCACGTAATTTATTTGGAATAACACACTTTGAACCATCTAATGGTTGAACAAATCTACATGTTTTAACACCAGTTTTCTTTTTACCTTTACTTTTAATGGCAGGATCGATCCATTTATAAACATCATGCTGAATATCTTCATATCCATAACCAATTTTCTTTAATTCCTCAATACCACTATCACCCAAATATTTTGCCGATGCCTTATCACCTTCTAATATAATAGAGTCATGTGATAAATTTTCACTAATCATAGATGATGGATATAGAGAAGCATAATCAAGAACAACAACCGGAGTATCTAAATAAATACCCGGCTTAGGTTTTAAAACAATAGCACCTTCATATCCTCCATCACCTTCTGGAATTTCATCTTCTGTGTCTTCACCATACTCAAACATAATAGCATTACTATCATATTTATTATCATTCATTCTAGCATAATTATCAGTTAATTTAATTTCTTCTTTTTCATATTTTATGACTGGAATTAAGAATCCTTCTTTCCTACATTGTTGTGAGACTAAACTAAAGATTTTAACTCCTTGTCCTCTTAGGAATAAATAGGATAAAGGAACACTACAAACATTAGCCATACCAATATTATTTGTAATAATTTTCAATTTATCTATTAAATTATTACATAACGCACAATCCTGAATACAATATGTCGCAACGATACACCTATCATCGGCATTACCTTCTTGAAGTCGGAAGATATCTTGTGGACTCACATCATCCTTAGCCATAGTCCATTTAGGTTTCATAGACATAATTGAGGGATCAATAGATTCATTGAGTTTAATTGTATTTTCTTTGTCATTAAGTTCAATAATTTTAAATTTTTTATCCTTATATTTCTTATCAAACCCATAATTAATAGTAATAAAGTTTCCTTCATTTAATGTTTTAATTCCGTTAATTTTAATAACATTATCATTAATTTCCAATATTTTATCATTTATAAATGTTTCCGCAACATAATCTAATTTGTATGACACAAGGTTAAAATCTTTTTGTACTACTTTAAATAAATCAAGTATAATACGTCCTTCCATAGTAATATATTTCAATGTATTATCACCTAAAGCAGATGATGCTAATTTTTTTATTTCCATTTTTCCATTTTTAATAACATTTTCTTTATCTTTAGTTGTATATCGTATACGTCCAAGTTTTGAGAATGTATTTAATATATTTTCATCAGTATAATATTTATCTAGTTCTTCGGCACGGTCCCACATAAATGCGAAATCAAAACCAAAGATATTATAACCAGTAATAATATCAGGATCTAGATTTTGTATAAATTTAGTCCAAGCTAAAAGAACTTCTTTTTCTGTATCATATGATTCTACAACAGCTCCTTCAATTGGAGAACATGAATTGAGAGTAATAATATGTTTAAGATAACATTCTGGTTCACCATATTTTTGAACTGTTGTTCCTATTTGTATGACTTTATCGCCTTCTAAAGCAGGAAAATTTAAATCTAAGATTTCAATTATGCGTTTACAATATGTATCACGACCATCATCAATTTCAGGTAGTTCTTCATTAAAATATGAGTATAGCATATTAATACACAATCCAATATCATTAATAATATTTTGTGAATAATTAGTAGAATCATCAAACTCAAATTCTTCATTAATAATTTTTATTTTTTCTTGATTACTTATGTTATAATTTGTTAAGTATATATCTATAAAATCATTAATTGTTTCATTATTAATATCATATTTATCACTAGGAAATAGTTTTTTAATTTTTTTAAATAGAAGATAAATTTGTTTAAGAACTTTTACAGCAACATTTTCAATAATACGTTTTGCTGGTTTTTTATTTGTTTTAGTGTAAATAGTTTTAACTAAAATATCTTTTTTTTCATATAATTTTTTATTATTCTTATTGATATCAAAATCAGAAAAACTATCAGTTATTAAATCATTAATCCATTGTTTGTATTCTTTTTGGAAACTATGAATATTATTTTTATCTGGTATAAAGAAATATTTTAAGATTTCCCTTGCTAAAATCTTATAATTTTCATCGGTATGTAATATAGAATATGTTAATTTAGTAACTTTTTTAATATCATTATCTGTAGGTTTTTCTTTATCTTGTGTAAAAACATAACTTATATCATCAATATTTAATTTAGAACTATGTGTGAATGCTAAATTATATAAATTTTCTATATATTTAATAAGATGTTTGCTATTAAATGAATCAGTATTCTTATATTTTGTATAATTATCATAAATTTCACATCCTAATTTTTTATAATTTTTTTTAGCTAATGGAAAATCACCATGACTACTACTACATTCTATATCAAAAGAGGCTATTAATAATGGAGCTATAGCATTATTTTCAATAGGGTGTATAT